TTTTTCAATTTAGCCTATGTATTCACTTTTTCAATTTAGCCTATGTATTCACTTTTTCAATTTAGCCTATGTATTCACTTTTTCAATTTAGCCTATGTATTCACTTTTTCAATTTAGCATATGTATTCACTTTTTCAATTTAGCATATGTATTCACTTAACATGTTTGTTATTTAACTAAATGTTAATATAATAATTATTATGAATAGTAAAAATATAAATATAATATGTAATATAAGTTATGATTTATTATTAAAAACCTTTGTAGAATATAAAAAAAATACTTATAATGATGATGATAAAAGTAATAATTTTAACAGTGATATTTTATCAGAACAAACCGAATACACTCTTAAAGATATTTATAATATTTATCCTGAAATAACTATAGGTAATTTTGTTAATTATTTTACAAATTTAATAAAAGGAGATATTAACATTTTTGCTAATTATCAAAATATTATAAATAAATATAAAATGTTAATTAGATTAACAACAAATAAATGTCTTAAATGTGAATATAATTCTAATTATCTTGGTTATTGTATTGGGCATTATAATCAAACTGATTTTATTAATGATATTAATAATTTTGAACATGAATTAAAAAATAATAAAAAAGAAATTATAAATACAATAACTAATATAACAAATATTGTTAGTTATATTAAACAAATTTTATACATTACTGAACAATTATATTATGCAACATTATTTAAACATAATAATATACAATGTATGTTTTCATATAAAAAATGTTATATACATCCACCATTTTACAATAAAGTTAATACTATTTTTAAAAATGATATTATTATTGATATAATCAAACATTTTAATGATAATGCTGATTATAATAATATTCATAATATATTTTCATTGTTGGCATTTTTAAAAAAACAATATAATTTTAATATGCAATATTTATTTGATTTAAGAAATAATATAAGATATAATGGTGAATATAAAAATAATCACATTAAAAAAATATATATTGGTAATAATGATATATTATATCAACATATTATAAACTCAAAAATAAATAAATATATAGAATACATTACACCAGAATATTCAATTTATAATATAAATAACAATAATCATTTACGTTTTGATTTATATATAATCTTAAATATTGATAATAATTATTTTGAATTATGTATTGAAACTGATGAAAAATATCATCGTTCACAATTTAATAAAAATGACATGATTAAGGATAATATATTAATTGATTCCAATATAAGTTTTATAAGAATTGATATAGAAAAAAAAATAACAGATAAAGAAATAAATTTTGTATTATTTTGTATTGAATATTTAATAAAAACTAAATCACCTATATATTATTTTAGTGATAAATATATAGAAAACATTAATAAATATTTTACAGATGATACAATTGATAATTTAGAAATATCATTTGGTTCTGCTTTTAATGAAAATAAAATGTTAAATAATATTAAAAATATTAATGATTTTAATAAAAGTAATTTAGATAAATATATTAAAAATATGAATATACAAAAATTAATTGATAAACACAATAAATTAATAAATCATAAATAAAAAATATTAAAAGAATATATATAATACCATTTGATAAAAACATATTATATCAGCGAATGATTTTATGAATAAAAATAATTTATAATGATGAACACAGTGATGATAATGGTGGTATATATATATATTGATATAAATGAATTTAATGCCATGAAAAAATTATATGATAATAATAAATAAAATCTATTGAAAAATAAAATCTATTGAAAATTAAAATAACTACTAATAGATTCTACAAATTTCTCTTTATTCAATAACTTTTTAGTTACTCTATCATTTTCAAATTCTTTATTAAATTCTTCATCATTCTTACAATCTTTATCTATATCATTAATTTGTTCCTCTATTTTTTTCATATAATGCAATATATGTAATGGTATTTGTGCCTTTATCTTATCATCTTCTGTTAATTTATCATATAATTTATAAAATGATGTCTTATAATTATTATTTGTTTCTTTTACACTATTTTGATAATAATCAAATAATATGTCATAATATTTATTATTTTCATATTTTATATAACTTTCTAATGTGTTATTAATAATATTATCATTCAATTCATTATAAAAATCATCTTCATCATAAAAATATGGCTCAACATTATCTAAACTAAATATACAATGTATTATTTTCTTTTGTTCATTTTTTTTATTTAATAAATGTTTATAATAACTATTTTTTATTAAATATTGTTCTAATAATATACGTATTAAAATTGTATTATAATTTAATTTACAAAATTGTGGTTCAACTATAAAATTTATTATATATTTATCATTAAATCCTAATAATTCATATTTATTACGTACACTAAAATCATTTGATTTTGTCTTTAAAAATATCCGTTGATCTTCATTATATAATTTTTTATGCTCAAAGTTATATTCATTAGTCACATGTATGTCAAAATTATTACACATATTTTCTATTTGTCTTAAAATATAATAATGCTCTGTATAACTTGTACATATTTTATTATGTTCAGGTGTATCAATTTTATTATTATTTGTAAAAAATGTATCACAAATACAATTATCTTTATTACTATGTTTTAATGTATCATTATATGTTTGGTCGATATAATATATAATATCATATAAATTCATAATAGATGGTTCTTCATAAAATATACCATTATCGATTACTTGTTTTGAATAATAATATATGATACTTTCTAATGGACATAATCTTGGTATACGATCAATATTAGGTTGAAAATTATTAATGATTTTTTGTTGTATATTTTTTAAATTATTTTCTATAAATTCTTTATATTTATTGTGTTTACTATTGATAGAACGATTAGAAAATTCTAATATTGGTATAGTTGTATTTTTTTGATATTGTGATGCTTTATTATTATCAGTTATATCTTTTAATAATTTACTATATTCTTTCCATTTACAAAATTTAACTGATTTTGTGCTAATTTCATTTAATTTTCTAATAAATTGATGTGGATTAAATTCGATATCTTTTTGTTTTGTTTCTCGATTCCAAATATTTATATTCTCATCTTTTAATAATTCACATAAAATATTATACTTAAAGACTGCATTTCTTAAAGTATGATGTCCCCAATCAATATTATTTGTATCATCTTTTTTATTTTCTTCCCATATTTCATCTAATTTTATTTTGTGATTAATTATTATATTATTATATTTAATAAATTCAATTTCATTTCCTAAAATATAATCTATAATTTTTTCTAATTTATAATTCTTATTAATTTTCTTTAGATTATTTACATGATAATTATCTATTTTATAAATATCACAATCTCTAAATCTATTATATATTTCATCGTTATTATTTACTAAACCAATATATATAAATCTCTTTTGTCTTGTTAATGCAACATGTAATAATGATTCATATATTAAATTATCTTTTTCTTCACAATACATATCTTTATTAAATATTGATAAACTGAATTCTGATATACCTAATAAAAATACAACATTTCGTCCATCACCTTTTGATGCATGGATTGATACCATTCTAGTAGCATATTTTGATTCATCAAGATTTATTGGTTTACCTTCTGTTGAAAAGTGTAAATGTGCAAATTTATAATATATGTTTTCATCTAATTTATTTTTCCAATAATTATTATTTGCTAATATATTATTTCTATAATCATCTTCTTTAAATTTATCTAACCAAAATTGCTGTATTTTTTCTTCTAACATTCTTGCTAAATAATTCTTTTTGATTAGTGGAAATATAAACATAAAATCTTCTGGTAAATAATTATTATCTTTTATTTGTTTGTCCATTTCTTTTAATATGTGTTTAATAATTGTATTTATTTTATCATAATTATCATCATTATTATTTATTGAATCATTATAAATTTCTGGTATTTCAAATATCTCATATGGTTTTTCTGTATTTTTATGATTATTACATGATTCACATATTTTTTGAATTGGTTCTACATTATATTTTTCAAATTTAATATGTTTATTTACAAAATCAATAAATTGAATATTATGAAATCTTTTTACTTGATTTATACCTGTATTATAAATCATATTATGATTATCTTTATATATATTAATAAAATGTGTAAATACATTATTCTTTTCCAGAATACTTTGTAATTTATCACCAATTATATATAAATCAATTCCTGTTTTATTCATAATTTTTTCACATGCTTCAATATAAGAACTTTCTAGATCTTGTGCTTCATCGATAATTATTAAACATTTATTATTTAATGTCATTGTTGAAAAATTACCTTTCTGTATTTTTCCAGTTCTGTTATCTATATTATTACTATATCCTTGTTGTATTATTATAGAATTGACTAAATCCTTAAAAAAGTCATTACCTTTAGTATTTTTATTTCCAATTGCAAACATAAATGAATCAATTGTTGCAATTATTATTTGTTTTTGTTGTGTAATATCATTATTATTGTTAGTATAATTTATTTTAATTTTATTATTTTTTTTACCATATTTAATTCCAATATAATCTTTATCATCTTTTATTTTTTGTTTTTCATCTAAATCTATTATTAATGCATTTCTTTCATATTGTTCTGTAAATTCTTTGTGAATAACACTTACAGCGGAATTCATCTTTGTTAGATATATGAAGTAATCTTTATTTCTAAATCTATCATCATTTTTTAATTGTATACTTTCATATGTTTTACCACATCCAGCCCCTCGTTGATTTATATATATATTACCAATATCCATATTTTTATATTCTGTCCATATATCTATATCATATTTTAATGAATTTATAAATTCTTCTTTTGACTTTTTAATATTTACAGTAATAAAGTTATTAACTATTTTATTTGGTTCAATTTTATAAATACTATTATTATTATCAAGAAATATATATAAACAATTTTTAAATGATTCATATTTCCAATAATTATTAATAAATTCTATCTTATATTCATTATTTATTTGTGTATTTATTTTAATATCAGTATTACATTCTATAATCCAACATATATTTTTATTATGTTCTGTATAATTTTTATTACGTTCATCAACTAATTCTAATGATATTTTTGAATATTGAAATTCAATTACATTATTATCAATACATACATCTGCACGTCTATTTCCGATAGTAATTTCTCGTTTTGTTTCATCAAACATAATTTGCCATGTATGATGCCATTCTGTCATTTCATTATAACCATTATTTTTATGTTTAAAATGCGATTTTCTAGTTATAGATTCATATTTTATTAAATCTTGTTTATTTTCACATACTAAAAACTTTTTATTTTTTTTTATTTTTTTCTGTAATTTTTTATTATTTAGATAATCTATAATTGTAATCCTATTAGAATTATCTATATCTTCATCTTTATTTTTAATAATGTATGCTATTTGCGAATCAAATATACAATTACACATATCTTTATAATAATATATAATATCTCTACGTTAAATGATAATATGTATTTTTACATAATTTATTCAATTTTTGTACATATATAAATATTATAATCACATTATCATATTGCATAATATAATGCGAATGTTGGGTTCCGCTAAAATTATTTATTATTATATTTCTCTATATGATAGTTCTATTATATTATCTATTATATTATCTGTTATATCATCTGTTATATCATCTGTTATATCATCTGTTATATCATCTGTTATATCATCTGTTATATCATCTGTTATATCATCTGTTATATCATCTGTTATATCATCTGTTATATCATCTGTT